ACGGCGGCATATTGTTATGCGGCTGATCGCCGCCAGTATTGGCAGTCGCTCTGTACAAATCGCCGTAGGCGCTACCACCGCCAATATACTTATCCGAAGCATTGGTGGCAAGCTCTATATAATTGCCGTGATTATGGCTCGGTATCTCCTCCACCGTCAGCGTATGTGTTGCTTCGCCGCCGGTAGTACCCACCGCATAGATGTCGCCCGCCGCCAGAATAAAGCAGTCCTTGATCTGCTCCCAGGTCCCGCCGAACAGGGATGCCGGAGACGTCGGATCATCGCTGAAGTAAAGGGAGCCGACCCGATGCTCCTGCGCCATCCGCGCGGTGAGCTGGTTGATCTGCGTCTGAAGATTTCCCGCCGCATCCGTTGAGAGCTGACCCTTGATCCCTTCAAACCAGGTCCCGAACTCATCGTCCCACTGCGCCAGCAGATCGTCGATATTCACGGTCCCGGCGACCCCCGCGACGAAGGGGCAGGCGTCCGTTCCGACCATATTAGTGATATCCGCCTGCGCGATGCTGGCGCTGTTGGCACTGCGGGAAATATACGCCAGCGGATACTGATGATGCCCGATGACGTTGATAAGCGTCGGATTTACAGGATTTGAACCGGGGGTACCCTCGATATACTTTATCGTGTTGCTCCGAACCGCCGTGGTCGTGTCTATATCAAGGACGACCGCGTCGATCCTCTTGAGCAGAAGATCCGATGCCGGCGCCTCAATGACATGGATCGCGTCGTTCAGTATCCAGCTATGATCGAACCAGGCCCGTCCAATGCCGACATTCAGCACAAGGCCGCTCGTAGCCTTCACCTGAAACTGCGTCCCGATCGTGGAATAAACGCCGTCGGTGATCACTCCGTCAAATATGCTTCCGAACTGGACCGCGTTATACTTCCGGTCGTGATTCTGTGAATCGAAGAAGCCGCTTGTTATGCTCATTCGTTTTCCTCCTTTACGCGATCATTTCAAACGTAGGATAGATCGTGAAGCCGGTCTCGTCATCGGACATCACGATCTCGACGATGCGCGCCGCCCCTTCGATCCCGTATTCGTTGGTGATCTGGACGATATCGCCCATGCAGAAATCCCGGCCGTACTGGAACAGCTTTGTCGTCTCGACCTCTCCCTCAAACGCCACGGCAGGCGTGTTTTCGGCCAGCTTTTCGTTGCCGCGGGCCGTGAGCAGGGCGTTGTACTCCGCCGTCGTAAGCGTCCCGTCCTCCGTCGTCGAGGAAATATCCCGCGCGTCCGTGAAAAGCTCCCGCCGTTCCAGGCCGCTCGCCGTTCCCACCGAAAGCGTTCTGCGGTCCGAGCCCTCCCCCTCCCCGGCGACAAGCGTTACGTTCTTACAGGCCGCCTTGGAGTAGTAATAGTTGCTGTTGATGATGTTTTCAAACTTCGGGGAAAACACGACGTAGGGGTTGGCCGTCTGATTATAGGAGCGATCGGCCCCGGAGTACAGGCTGAAGACGAAACGCTTCTGCTCGTCAAGCAGTATCTGATAGCCGATCCCGCTGCTCTGGCACAGGACGTTCGTGACCTCGTCCAGTCCCTCGCCGGTAAACTGTGTGTCTACCGTCAGCGCCGTGATCGTCTCATCCGACGACTCCTCGAACAGAAAGTTGTCGATTTTTCGGTCCGCATTCGTCGGGGCGATCAGATTGGCCGTAAAAAGCGATTTCAGCTGCGCTTGCAGCGCTCCCTTCAGATTCGCCTGCCCCCAGACGATCCGCCGGTCGAGGATCGACTCCAGCGAGCGCCCGGTCACTTTGATGTAGTTTCCGTCTTCCACATCCGTGTCGATCGAAATATCCTCAATGACCATGAGATGATCGGACTTGTTCTGCCAAATATAATTGTCCACCTGAATGTAGCGGAACAGCGCCGCCCCGGCCGGCAGATCAAGCTCGAAATCGCCCGGCTGGTCGTACCGATCCGTCCAGATCAGCGATTTGTATTGATCTATGACCGCGATCGCCTTGAAGGTCTTGTCAAGAACATAGAGGTTCATGGTTCAAACTCCTTCGTATATGGTCTGGTTCTGGATCGTAAGCTGCAATCCCTCAACGCCGGAATCCGCGGAAAAAGCGAAGATATTGTCGCCCTTGACAAGGGAGAACCAGTCCGCATTCTTGTCAAGGCAGTTGAGGATGTTGTATGTAACGCCGCTGCGTATCAGAAAGATGCTCTTGCTTCCTTTGTTCGTGTTGATCACGATGTCGTCGCCGCTGATGAATCCGTCTCCGACAATATCGGCAATCCGGCTCGTGTCGATCTTCATGATCTCCCGCGTCCTCGCGTTATAAAGCACCGGGTTGACCACTGTGCCGAGCGCATGGAGATACAGCGTCATGCCAATCTCCAGATCGCCCTCGTAATACACCGTGGCCTCCTGCTGCGTCATGATGGCACCGAATTCTATAAGCCCGTCCGTGACCGATTCGTTGGAAAACTCAAATTCAAACAGGCTCTCGGTCCCCGAAAAGACCGTGCTTGTAACGCCGGTCTCGCCGGCCGAATAAAAGGATGGATCTGGGCATACGATCGAGATCTGGGTTCCCTCCTGCGAGGAGAAAATATCCGGCTCGTTGCTCTCCGTATAGCCGCTTATCTCCAGAAGCCGGTTGTCGGTCCTAATCGTGAGCAGCAGCGGCTTTTTGCCCGGAAAATACTTGTACGTTTTCTGGCGGATATCCTCAATGCTCTCTGCGCCGCTGTCCCAGAAGACAAGCTTGATGGTAATGTTTCTGGAGGAAATGCGGGCCGAATTGAATATCGCACCGTCGTTGGTCGATACCTCGGTGGAATTGATGGTCGCTTTGGACGGGCCGAGACCGTCTATACTGCGGACGAGGAGACCCGATTTCTCAGGCCTCCTCAGCTCCATGGTCAGACTTTCGCCCAGATAGTTCGTCACCGTAACGGAATGGATCATTTTCGGACAACCGCTCCTTTCAGGGCTGAAAACTGGTTCTTTGTCTGGCGGTAAATATCAATGCTGGACAAAGCCTTCGGCGAGTAATTGTTCTGCGTAAAGCTGAACGACGCCGGCTGCGGCTGACCATTTTGATTCTCTTCCGCCGGTGCGTTCATACCGGAACTGATGGAAAGCGCCTGATCCCGGTTGAGAAGCGCCCCGATCGTCCCCGCCTGGCTGCGGACCTCGCTGAGATCCAGAACCGGGCGAATGACCGGCGTCGTGTCCATATCGCTGGATACCGCTTCCGCAACGGCCGAGATCGCGTTCGACACGCCCTGTACCGCCGCGTTTCCGAGATTGGCACCCGCTTCGCCGACGCGGTCGGACCAATCGTAAAGCGCGCCCGCAATGGGCATGGCAAAAAACTCGCCGATCCGATAACCGATCTTGGAGGGCGAATGCTCATCAAACGCCTTGCGGGTCGCCTCCACGGTCCGGGAAGCCAGATAACGCGCCTTCATCTCCGCATACCACGTCGTATCCGCGATGCCGTTGCCAACGCCATAGGCGAAGTTCTGCCCCGCCTGATAAAACGTGTTCGTCTTCCCGCGAAGAACGCTGACCGCCGCATTCACAAGAGTCCGGGCGCCGTTTGCAGCCGCCGGAGTCCCTCGCCGGAGTCCGTACGCCAGCTTGCCGCTCATTTCCGAAGACGCCTTTACCATACTTTCGCCGCCCTTGCTGACGGCAGTCGTCATAGTCGTGAGGAGCGTAGACACGGCTGCGTCAAAAACGTCTGAGCGTCCCTCGAAACCGGACATCAGTTGCTCGGCCATATCGCCGCCCGCCTTCCGGAATTGCTCGGAGGCGTTTGCGATGCCTGTCAGCGCGCCGGACGACATAACCTCGCCGATAGCGGAAAACGAAGACGCGAACGTCTCCAGACTGTCCATATCCGCCAGCCCGAGATTCTGGCAAAAGCAATAGATCGCGTCGCCATAATCCGTTAATGTCTCCGAGAAAGCGGCCAGACTGTCGTTGCCGTCAAACGACCCCAGCGAGTCGGAAAAGCCGATCAGAAGCATTCCGCAGTCGATAGCGCTCTGCATCTTGCCGGCGATGCCTTCGTCCACGTTCAGTTTTTCTCCGAGATCTTTAACATTGCTCCCGAACGTTCCCATTTCCTTCGCAAAGGCGCCGAGACCGGTTTTGCCCGTCAGCTTCTGCCACCAGGAGCTGTCCTCTTTCGGCTCCGGGATCTCGTTTGCAAAATCGGCCAGTTCTTTTCCGACATAAACCGCCCGCGAAATATTAGCCATGTCGGTGTAGGAAATATCCTTGACATTCTCCGTCAGGCTCTTGACCTTCTTTCCGAACGTACCCAGCTCTTCAGCGAAGGCGCCGAGACCGGTTTTGCCCGTCAGCTTCTGCCACCAGCCCTCGCCTATGACCAGCGTCTGCGAATAATCGGACAACAGCGTCGCGATTTTGATCGCGGTTTCAATATCTGCTATGTCCGTGTCGTCAAGGCCGCTTACATTTTCCACCAGGCTCTTGGCATTCTCTCCGAACTTACCCATCTCGCCGGCAAATAGGCCAAGACCAGTCGCGCCGGATATCTTCTGCCATATGCCCTTGCCGGTCTCCAGCGTCTTGGCAAAGTTGGAGAGACTGCCGGCGATGAGAAGAGCGCGCCCGATGTTCTGTGAATCCGTGTCGTCAAGGTCGCTTACATTATTCGCAAAGGCGACAAGCTTCTCGCCAAAGACGCCCATCTCCTCCGCAAAGCTGGCAAGGCCGGTCTTTCCGGTAAATATCGTGCCGATGCCTTTTCCGCGCTGAAGCGTGCTTGTAAAATCCGAAAGAGCGGAAAGCGTGTCCGTCGAGCGCGCAAGATCCTTGTCACTCAGGCCGGAAATGCTTTCGGAAAATTGAACCATCGCCTTGCCAAGCGCTTCAAGATCGTCGCCGACGCCTGAAAACTTGCTTTCCCCCGTACGCCACTGGTGTAAGGCGGCGATCGGGTTCAAGACATTATTGAGAAAATCCGCCGTGCCGAACGCAGCCAGCGCCAGCGCGATCTGCCCCGCCTTATCCGCGACGCCGTCGGGAACGCCCGCTATGGCCTCGCCAAAATCGGCCAGATTTTCCCCGATCTCCGGAAGTCCGGATGAAAGTCCTGCCGAGAAGCCGCCGATGATGCTGCCCAGAAAATCGCCGATTGCATAGCCGATATCGCCCAGAAGCGGCAGATATTCGTCCAGCAGAGCGTGAAGGTCAATGCTATAAGTTTTTAATGTTTCTCCTATGAGTGTAATTATACCAATCACCACAATAAATACGACAAGAACAGTCGCCAAAACCCCAACGCCAATAAAAGCCCCTGGCCCGACCATGCCGACCAAAGCACAGGCCGCCATGGCAACAGAAAGCGCCACAATGAGAACGGACAGTGATTTGGCAATGCCGATGGCATCGTCCACATTCGTATACGTGCAGAGAAGATAAAGCGCTCCGGCGATCGCGCCGAGGACCACCACGATCAAAAGCATGCTTTGCCACGACGGCTTCACCAGCCCGGACACGCCGACCAGCGCGGCCATGACTGCCGCGATAATGGAGATCGCCGCCATGGCCGGCCAGAGCCGCTCGGGCTCGATCCGGGACAGCCGCAAAACGGCGATCGTGATCAAGGCGATCGTCAGCACAATGAGGACAATGCCGCTTATGCATTTTTTGGCGTACTGACTGACATACATAAGCCCGGCAAAGACCGCCCCCAGCACGAGAAGCGGCGTCGTCCCCTTGGCCAGCTCGTTCCAGCTCAGCTTTGACAGAAGCTTGATCGCCGCCACAAGAAGGAGCATGGCGCCCGCGATCATGAGGATCATCAGGCCGGTCTTTACGGGCTGCGCCTTCTCGGTAAACTTCGAAAAGAGCATTAGCGTGCCGATAAAGCCCGTCAAAGCTCCGATAACGAACAGGCCCTTAAGGATCTCTCCAACGGAAATATCCGAAACCTGCTTGATCACTTCGATCATCAGAAGCATGCCGGCGGCGATGCCGAGAATACTGAAGCCGGCGTTACCGGCATTTTTTCCGGCAGCTCTTACCGTCAGCATCAGCAGTAAGATCGCCACAATAAGCCCGATCATGCCGAACACGACCCGGTCCGGATTATCCAGCTCCAGCTTATCAAGCTTTTCGATGACCCCCACAAGAAGCCACAGGGCCACAGCGATAGCAATCACTCCCGCCGCGCTTCCAAAGCTCGTTTTCTTCAGCATGGCTCCAACGACGCCGAGACCGATGCAGAGAATAATAAGTGCGCTCAGCGTCTTTCCGAAGTGGTTGAACTCGATCGCGTCAAGCCGCTTGAAGGCACTCACCAGGATCCACAGCGCGGCCGCAATGGCGACGACACCAAGCACCTGCCACGGCGAGCTTATCTTGCTGACTTTTCCAAGAGCCTGAAGCGCCAGGATAAGACCGAGTGTCATGATGGTGAGGGCCGCGAATGTGTAGCCCGGATGCCGGAACTCGATCTTGTCAAGCTGTATGAACGCCTCCGTCAGCAGGAAGATCGCCGCGGCGACGCCGACCATGGAGAAAACAAGCTTTTCCGCCCCCATCGGCGAAAGCTTCTGCACCTGGCTCATAACACCCATGAGCGCCACGATAATAAAAGCCAGCACCTGCAGCGCGTCCAGCGCGTTCCGGAGGGCCGCAGGATCAAGCTTTGCCAGAACGGCTATGGCCTTTGCCAGCACAACTATGGCGATCGCGACCTCCAGAATGGCCGCGCCGGTGAACATCCGCTTAAGTCCGGTGGATATGTCCCCGATCGACGTGCTGAACCCCGCCAGAAAATCAACGATCAGCCCAGGCGCCCGAAGAACCTTGTATACGGTGTGGAGCGTCCCGACCCCGACCGCCGTCCACAGCAGGTCTCCCAGATCAAAGCCCTTCAGCGTTTCCGTGATCCAGCCGATCCCGGAGCCGATCATCTTTTTCAGCCAGGAGAACAGCTCCGATACCATTTTGAATTTTTTCCGCCAGTCCGCGCCGAACAGCGTTTCAAGCACGCTGCCGAACGTGTTTCGGAAACGGTCTCCAAGTTTTCCGGAGCCGGTAAAGAACTCCCGGATCTTCTGGCCCAGCTTTGTAAAAGCGTTTCCGACCTTCTCAAGCAGAGCGTCAATGTTCAGGAAATAGTCAAGCACCTTTTTCTTAAAGTCCTTGATCCCCTGCTTTATATTCTTCCAGGAGAAGCCGTCCATCTGCTTCAGTCCGGCGATAAACTCCTGAATTCGGGCCCACCCCTCTTCAAAGAAGACCGTCATTTCCGGATTCAGCCGCCGGAAATACGCAAGGACCTTGTTTTGGAACGTCTCCAGCGTCTTCCGGAGATTTTCAAATTTACCGTTGAACTTGAAAAAATAGCCCAGAACGACATTCTTCCAGAAATCGCTGATCGCCGCGCCGATATTCTTGAAGCTGACGCCGTCAAGATTCCTGCAGCGGGCGATGAACGCTCCGATCGCGTCGTTCCCTCCCTGAAAATAATCAGCCAGATCTCCTTTGAAGGATCGGAAAATATCCGACAGGCTTCCGAGAACGAACTGTACCTCGTCCAGCGCGAGAAAGCTGTCGACCCACTCCTTCACGGCTTTTATGCCGTCCGTGATCCAGCCGGCCAGCTTCCGCATGGCGTTGCCAATATGATCGTTTGCCTTCACCCAGTCCCGGAAAGAGACGATGGCGTCTCCGATGCCAGCTGTGAAGTCGAGAATATCCAGGTCGAGCGCCCCCAGAAGGGACTTGAACACCTCAAACACAAGCGTGACAGGCCCGCCTACGGCCATCCGGATGATATCGAGAGCCGCAAACAGCCCCTTGAACGTGCGCTTGAGCTTACCGCCGGTCTCATTCAGCTTGCCCGTCTCCTCATCGACCAGGATGAGGCTCTGCGTAAGCTCGTTGAATTTCTCGACCAAACGGTAGACCTGAAGAGCCGTCGCGGGCGGAAATATCTCGCTCCACCCCTCCCGGACGGCCTGCATGGCCCCCATAAGACCGTGAAGTACATTGGAAAGTCCGCCGATCAGAAGCTCCCGCCCCGTCGGCTTGTCCAGGTTGTCGATCAGTTCGGAAAGCGAGCTGCCGGCTTTTCTCGCTTCGTCGGACAAAGAGCGGATAGCGCTTACCTGCTCCTCCGTAAAGCCAAGGTTTTCAAGCTCCGCATCGGACAGTTCCTCAACGGCGGCCGCCGTGTTCACAAGGTTGTCAAGATTTGCCCCTGCCACAACGGTGTTGTCGCCGAGCGCCTTGTTTACAAGCGTCTGCACCGTCGCATAGTCGTAGCCGGCGGCGGCAAGCGCCTCGACACGCTCCGCCCCGTTTCCAAAGCCTCCGCCGAGAATCTGCTTGACCACGGAATCGAGATCTTCGATTTTCATCGTGACCTCCGCAGCCGCCGCGGAGGCTTCTTTACCGCTGTCTGCAAAACCTTTGAGTACGGTCGAAACAATATTGCGGCTCAGCCATCCGCTGGACAGGCTTTGTTCAAAGCCGCCGGCCGCGTCGATCATCTCGTCCGTAACGTGGCCGTATTCCTTCCCGAGCTCGATGCACCGCTTCTGGAACTGCTCAACGTCGATCCCGGTCTCCTTCACTCTTCGGCTGATCTCTTCCCAGGCAAGATTGCCGCCGAGCGCCGATTTAAAAAGGTCGTTGCGTCTTTCTCCGCCGGAGGCGAATATCTCCCAAAGATCGTTTGAAAGGTTTGTCCAAAGCGTTTTGGCCTGCGTGTAGTCGCCGAAGATGATCTCAAACGTGTTCATCCATCCGGTGCTGACGGCGTCCTTGGTCGCGTTGATAGCGTCAGCAAAGGTCTTTGCCTCCTGCGCCGCCTTCAGCGCCTTCAGACCGAAAGCCATCTCGTCGCTCCCCAGCTCGTTGAATATGCGGGAAAGCTCTTCGGCCGTAACGCCGGTGTCGGCCGCAAGCCGAGTCACATCCAGCGCTCCATTTTGAAATTTCTCGATGCCCTGAAGCAGCTCCGTTGCGGACAAACCGGTCGATTCCGTAGCCTCATACAGCTTGTCTGTAAAAGCGCCGTATTTGTCAAGCGTTCCGAGAAGGACCTCTGAGCTGAACCAGGAGTCGGAAAGGGCCGCGTTGAAGTTGGAAACGGAGACCTCGTTCCCTTTCAGCGTCTGGAAGGTCCCGTCCGCCTTTTTTGTCAGAGTTCCGAGCGCCACGGCCGTTTCGATCGCCGTCTCCTTGAACTCCGCCGTAGACATATTCGCGTTTTCGATGGATTTCCAGTCGATAAGCTTGACGGCACCAACAGCGATAGCCTGAGACAGGTTATACATCGCGCGGCTGGCTTCGCCCGCATTGGCGCCAGAAATGGCCGCCCAGTTCGCGATGCCCTGCATGGCCGTGACCGAGGTGTTCAGCGGTATCCTGTTGGACGTAAATTTGCCGATGTTCGAGACCATGTCCAGAAGATTATAGGAGGTTTCATCCGTGTACCAGTTGAGCTTTCCGAGCTGCTGGTTCACATACTCCATCTGGGCATTGACGTCCGAAAAATCCTTGGCCGTCGCCGCCATAATGGTCTGAACGGAGCTTGTCTTTTCGGCATATTTGTCCCACCCGGCCGCGATCTGGTCGACAGACAGCGATTCGACAAGCCGTTTTCCGGCGTTTACAGCCGAGTTTGTGATGTTGGTCAGCGCCGCAACGGCAATAACGTCAAGCGCTGAAAATTTCGCCTGAATGGATGATACGGCCGAGGAAAGCGGTGAAAAATCGCAGCTCTTCGCCGCAGAACTGAGACTGTCCATGCTCTTGGCCGCGTTGGAGAAGTTCAGGCTCTTCTTCAGACTTTCCAGCGTGGACATAGTGGTCGATACGTTCTTTTCAAACTGCTGGTTGTCAAACCGCATCTCCACGACTTTTTCGTCAATAGTCGTGCTCATACTCTCGTGACCTCCTTCCACGCTTCCGCCGCCAGCTTCTCAAAAATAGGCTTGAGCGCCGGGTTTATATAATCGACGCCCTCTACATAGCCGCCGGTGCCCGTCCCATGGCCATACTGAAGAATGATGGCGATGGGAACGCCCTTGTTGATATGGGAGTTGTAAAACCCGATCGTTGCCGATCCGCTCCGGTGCTCGATCTTGTAGTACCAGGAGTTGGCCGTTTCCCCGCTGGCCTTCGGCGTCGCCTCCTGCAGGGCGTCAACGCCGGCCCGCCCGTATTTGTCAAGCAGACCGAGCTTGACCACCTCCTTCACGCGCTCCAGATAGCGGGTCACCCGGGAAAAATTCCCCTTGCTCCGAAAGCTGATCATGCAATCACCCTTTTGAATTGAGACGTTTTCTTCTGGCCGCGTTCAGGGCGGCGTTCCGGGAAAGAATATCCCGCTTGCTCCGCTTTTTCGGCGGCTGGTTCTTGATCTCGCAGATGCGTATCAGCGTCAGCAGCCGCGCCAGATGCCACTTTTCACACTCCCACGGGATCTGAAGCGCGACCATCCAATAATAGATCAGCTCGCTCGTGACGATCTCCCCGGAGCGGCCTCCCTTCTTCTCTTCCGAGAACCAGGTCGCCGTCATCGGGTCCTCGATGTACTGATTTATCCTCCGGAGATTCTCCTCCGTGAGCGCGTAATAGACCTGCGGGTCGACCTTCTGTGTCAGCGTCATGCAGCGTATGTAATCCACGGTCTCCTCATAGCTTTTCGCTTCTCTGGAAAGAAAGGGCTTGTGCCACTTGGCCTCCCATTTTGAAATAGAGATGAGAGAATGCTCCAGCGAAAGCGTTTGCTCCTTCGTGGATGTAAACTCCTCCCGCCCCTCGTCCCACAGCTCGCGCGGCGGATTGGTGATCGTAAGCATTCTCCCGCCTCCCGTTGTATTCGGTTTAAGTAGCCTCCGGCATCAGCGTCGGCTCCATCTGCTCGCGCAGCGAGTCCGGCATGATCCCGTTGACAAAATCGGCGGCCTTCTTGTCGTCGCTCGCCAAAGACATAAAAATTTCCGAGTAAGCCTCCGTCTGCGAAAACGCAGTGGCAAGCTCCTCGGATTTGATAAAGCGGCGGCCGTCGTCGCTCTTCACGCCGTAGGCCTTGAGGACCAGCGCCTTGAAATGCTTGATGAGCGCCGGCATGTCCTTCGAGTCGATGATCTTCTGAACGATGGCCGAATAGCCGCCGGCAATGCCGTATTCCATCTCGGCCAGCTCCGCCTTCGAAAGATTGAACCAGAAGTCCTCGGTCCTCTCCACGCCGTTGTAGTCCGTATAGGTAACAGGAATGCGATACATATTTTTTCTCCTTTCAGAATAAAAAAAAGAACCCCCCGGAAAGGGATTCTTGAAAATGAATGTCTATTAAATATTTGTAATTAACTTGTAAAGGCTCAGAACCAGCCCTCTCCCACGCCAACGAGAACGAGCAAGAAAACGGTTGCAAGCGCCGCAATCACCAGACGGGTTATCAGCTTGGTCTTTTTGACCTTTGCATCGGCCTCCGCTTTTTTCGCTTCCGACCTGGCTATGTCCGCCTCTGCTCTTACTTTATCGGCCTCCGCCTCGGCCTTTCTGGCCTCCGCTTTCGCTTTTTCCGCTTCTGCCTGAGCCTTTGCAGCCTCGGCCTTGGCCTTTTCTGCTTCCGCTTTTGCTATGGCATCTTCGTTCACGTTATAAACGCGCACTTCTCTTCGGTGCTCTGTTTGCTTCAAATCCGCGTTAACGATCCTGGACCCGCAAAAAGGGCAGAACATCATCGGCCCATACGTCGTGACATTAAGAGAGGCCCCGCAGTTTGGACAAACAGGCGCAACGTACTTCATTTCCTTATCCTCGTTTTTTTAGATTGGTTCTGCTCTTTGCCGAAGGAAGCCGAACAGTATAAGCCAAGCGCCGTAAACAATATGCCCGGGCCTATAAAGCAAACGCAAAATATCCCAAAAATTACAGGGCCGAGGGATTCAAATTTAATATTTGCCAGCAACGCGCCAACGCCCAGGATAATCGCGCCGATTAGGGCAAGAGTTTTGGCGGTTTTCTTTTTATCCTGCTGCTTCTTCTCCTCGGCTTCCATTCTCTTGAGTTCAAGAAGCTCTGTCAGGTCCGCCTCCCGAATGCGGGCTTCGTCCACTGTTTTATGGACATAGGTATAAGTCTTGGACCCGTCGTCCACGAAGATCTGCGTTCCGCAGTACGAGCAAAAGCAGCTTTTCTGCCCCTCCTGAATATGAAAAGAGGAGCCGCACGCAGGGCACACCAGAGATACCAGATCGACCATTCTCTCGTCCTCGTCTTTCCTGATTTGGGTCAATTATACCATTTTTCCGCGCCCTTGGCAATAAAAACCGGGGATGCCAGCCGGACTGAATACATCCCCGATGCGGTTAAGCCGCCTTAACCAGCAGGGAAAAGAGTCAGGAGCTCGTCCGGCAGAGGCAGTCTGGGCGCCGTGCCCGTGCTGCTCTCGCCGTCCTTGCCGTAAAGGATCTCCTCAAACGCCGCAAGCTTTTCCGCCGCGACCTTCGTGCTGTCGATGGTGACATGCGCCACGGGCTTGTGGTTGGTACAGGAGACGGGCGTGGTGCTGACCTCCCAGGAGAACGTGATCGCCTCCGGGGAATCGTTGATGGTGGCGTAAGCCTTCTCCGAGGGAGACGCCAGGCAGCCATAGACCAGATGGATAAGATAGCCGTGGTCCGTTCCGTCGCTGTCGTTGCCAAGCTTGGTCTGATAGGAGAAGCCGAACTGGGAGCGCTTCTGCTGTCCGATCTTGATGCCCTTGGACAGCTCCGCCGAACCGTCGCACGCCGCGAATTCATCCGGATAGGTGTAGGCCTCGATCGTGCAGCCAAACTCTTCGTTCGACATCAGATTGAGGTATTTGATGTTGTCGGCATAAAGCGCCGTGGCCTCCGCGCCGGAGGGGCTCTCCGTAACGCCGGTCAGGCCGTTCCAGGCAACGCCGTCGCCGTAATCCCCGTCGGCCATGGGGAAAAGCACGCCCTTCTCAACACCGGTTTCGTAAAGGCGTTCGCCGGTCTTATCCCAAACAAGTTTCGCCATATTGGTATTCCTCCTGTTAGTAATGAATCAGAAAAACGTCGTGATTGAGGTTATCCGCAGCATAGTGCCGGTCAAAGCGGCAGGTCGGAAGCCGGGAAACGGCCTCGACATAGGGGCTGTCGGGATCCGCGTCGATCACGGTAAGCGCATAAACATGCGACTGTGTGTACACTTCATCGTCCGCAAACGTGTTCTGGATATCCTCCCGTTTGTAGACGATCGCCGGGTATGTGAGCCGGACCGAGGGAGGCGGCTGATAATAGACATGATCAGAGCCTAAAATATCACATAAAATCCTGTGGAGATCTGCCCGTCTAGCCATTATAGACGCCCCCCGCGTTCAGGATCAAACGGGGATAACGGACCTCCACAGCGGACACCTTCCATTTTGTCCCCATATATTCCACATACCGTATCGCGTGAAAATTTTTGTTGGCATAAGGGTCTGCCACGATGCTGAATTCATTGTTGATCTGAACATCGTCGTTGAGATTTTCCGTGGCCTGGAGACGCCGGATGTTGCGCGTGACGTCTCCGTAGTACGCTCTCGGTGTGACAGTCTCCGCAGAGACTCCGAGCTCGTTGGTTTTTATCTCGGCAAACCCGACCATTCCGTAAAACCTTGCCATTTTGAATTTTTTACTGAGGCTGCGTCGAAGAATCGTGATCAAGAGTCATGATAAGCGTATATGTCTCTGTGATGGACTCTTCGCCCTGCTTGGCCGTGACTCGAAGCGTCTTGGTGTTCCCTGTTTCCGACTGACCACGGAAACGCACGACCGCCGCGCCGTTCTCGTCCATAACAGCAGTCTCGGTTTCTTCGTCATGGATCACTTCAACGGTTGTCTCAACGTCCGTAGCGCCGCCGGTATCGACATGCAGGGCAATGTAATAGCCGCTCTGTTTCTCCGTGTCCTCGCTGTATTCGGTGTAACCGGTTACAAGCTTGAGAGTGCCCGTGACAGCGTCGTCCCCAAACGTGACATTCGCCTGAAGCTCGCTCACGGGCTTCCCAAGAACTATGGTCTCGCCATCTTCCGGTTCAACGGTGAGACCGGTCAAGGGGACGTCGTCACCTTTTCGATCGCGATGGCGGAATAGGGCACCGTCAGCGCACCGGAGCAGCGGGTCTCGATCAGGTACTTCTGCTGGTTGTAGTCGATGTCGAAGTCGTCGAACATGCTCACAGCGCCGCCCTTGTCCGCGCCGACGTTATAGTCGTTGAGATTGACGATGATGCCCATGATCTCGTGCTCCTTGCTCTGGGAATCCGTGCGCTTGCGGCCTTCCATGACCGGGACCGTCACGATGCGGCTGACGCGCAGAGCCGTCGCCAGCTTCTCCTGCGTGTCATAGATAATGCGGCCGGTGGTGTCCTCCAGCAGCAGGCAGTCCGTCAGGACATCCTCCGTGGTAAAGAGAATGGGATTGCCGGAGCCCTGATAATCCTTGCGGGCCTTGATGGCCGTGCGGATGAAGGCTTTGGCGATCTGGTCCGCCGTGGAAGAGCTGGTCGCCGTCACGGTCGCCTTGATCGTATAAAGATCGTCGTCGGTCCAGATCGGACGGATGTTCTGCTCGTTGATCTTGTCGTCGGACGAGCTGGTGCGGCCGTCGCCGATCAGATAGGCGCGCGCAAGCTCCTCGTCGAGCATCGTGCGCATTTCCGCCTTCAGCCAGGCCACCACGTCAAAGCTGGTGATGTCGACCACATCGTCGCGGTCGAGCTTCTGCTTCTTGTAAACCGTGGTCGGAGTCGTGGTGCGCTTGAGCAGCGCGAACACTTCCTCCAGCTTCTTCTTGCCCTTGATGTAGCCCTTGGCGCGGGCGTCCTCATTCGTGATGTTGGCAAAGATGGACTTGATGCGGGAGAAGGGCGTGTGGTGAACGCCGTTCATAACAACGCTCACCCAGTCCATTTTCCGGGAAATAAAGCCCGGCGTGTTGTTGATCATGCGGGCGTCGGGGAACAGATAGTCGATATCGGCCATGCCGTAGGTCACGGAAGTCCCCGAGGAATCCTGCACGGCGTGCATGATCTGATCGTCCGTGACGTTATGCGCGGTAACGGCGTCGCGCAGACTGCCGTAGCGGCGCATATCGCTGAAGATCGCCTCCATATCGGAGTGGCTCAGGATGTTCTCCTGCTGCGGGTCTTCCTGGTCAAAAACATTGTGCTTCATAGGTTTATCCTCCTCATCATCGTTGTTGTTTTCGGTACCCTCTCGGGATTCGGCGAGAGCCTCGGCGACAAGCGCGAAAACCGCTGTTTTCTGCTCCTCGTTCAGCGTCTCGATAACGTCGGCGAGCGTCCGTTCGTCCTGCTTGGGCTCGTTCTTTTTGTCCCCGGCAGACGCCTCGTCCGCATGCTCCAGGGTCTCATCCGGCTTCTCCTCCACAGGACGGAACATAACATCGCAATGGCATATCTCGGCGTTTTCTTCGCCGACATAGATCACCGCCGCATCCTCCGATTCCTCGCCATGCCGGATGACGTGCTCGATGCAGGCGCCGGGATTCGCTCCGGCCAGAACGAGGCTTACCTCCTTTATGTCGCCGTGCATAACGTTGCCGGCCTGCTGCCTGAGCTTGTCGGCCCAGATCGAGAGGGCGACGATATCGCCATGGTCAAGGATCTTCCTGGCGGCGACGCCGGAGTCCGTGTCGTTGAACGCTCCGTAAACATAAACGCCCTCCGGCCGGTTCTGCAAAAGAGCGTGGCCGAGGACGTTTTCGGGGCTGTTATGGTCGTGATTCCAGACCAGGGGAACAACTTTGCCGTCGTTATCCTTAAAGGCGTTCCTTCGGATCGTCCGGCCGTCTGTGCAAAGAAGATCGTTCTTCGTTGCCCAGCCGCTGAAATCATACGTTTCAGCCATTTTGATTTTCCTCCTTCGGTTTTTCAATGTCGGCAGGCGGAACGCGTTCCTCGGCGGGCTGACTGATATTGCTGTTGACCAGCTTGTCCGCGTTTGGATCGTCCGACGGCTTCAGCCCGACCACCTGCCGGAATTCGTTGGATGTCATGATCTCGTTGCGGGTAAACTTATCCGCGATCTCCGCGACCTGCGAGACGGGCACGAGCTTGAACGGCTCGCGGAAATAGATCAGCGACTGCCGCTGGGTGCGGGCCGTTTTTGTCAGGAAACACCACTTCATGGCGTCCGTAATCGCGGCGAGGATCGGCTCCGTCGTCCGGTTGTAATAATTGATCATGGTCGTCTCATCCGCCGTTCCGTTCAGGATCGTATCGGTAATGCCAAGCTGGGAATACAGCGTAGCCGTCAGATACTCGATCTGCTTCATGAGATTGTTGTCGACCGACCGGTTGAGCTGTGTGATGTGCTCCGTTCCGTCCGTGTAGGCGATGCCGTATTTTGACCCGGCAAGCTGCTCCTCGATCAGCGCCCGCCGCTCCTCCGCCTGTTTCCTGCGGGATTCCGTCTTGATAACGTAGGGGAGCTGGATGATAAGATCCAGCTTTCCGGAGCTGCTTTGCTCGTCGATCATGTCCAGAAGGCTCAGCTTCCGTATCAGCCGCTGCATGGTCGAGTTCGGCTCGTTGATAACGCTGTAAAGCGGGTTTTCAACGATGGCGACCGTCCGTTTGGATGCCAGCAGTTCCTGTTTCCTTCCGGTGCGGTCGTTGTATATCTCGACCAGGATGTGCTCGGGATACCATTCGAGAATCTTCGCCGTTCGCATAGTTTGTATATCGTATGACTCGGTCTGATAAGGGTCTCCGATGGTATCGACAGGTACGATGGCAACGCAGCCTTCATCCAGCATGGACATAACGACGTCCTGAATGAACGCGCGGCCGGTCTGGTCAAGATTGGCCCGCAGATTCAGGCATGAATTAAGACCGGACGGAATAACCTCCAGAAAGCGGCTGTTCTCGTCCAGTCTTACGTGCTGTATATTGACGGCGGCGACGTCAAGTGCGATCCGGTTGTAGACCGACGTGACGATCGTCCGCTCGTTTCCGCGGGTAAATCGCATTCGGTCCGGCCGGGACGAATATCCGACGCCGTAATTGACGCGGTATGGCGTGGGGTCCCGGTTCATGAAAACGTTCCAGGCGCGCTTGACCCTGGAACCGAAAGTTTCAGGCATATGGTCTCATCACCTCCACCGTGTGTTGGCGGCCTGAATATTGGCCTTTCCCGCTTTTCGTAAAAAAAGAAAAGGAAGCGGCTCGTTCAGGGCTGCTTCCTTTGATAAGCTTTATGCAGATCGGTTTTATTGTTCTTCTTCGTCCTCCTCATAGGGGATGGAAAAGAGAAGAAAGTCCATGACGTCGTCGTATGTGACCTCCTCCCGGCTGTCCATAAAATCGAGCATGGCATGAAAATTTTCCTCGGTACCCAAGCCAGCCATGACGCCGACAACAAAATCCCTGTCGTGCCATATCTTTTTCAGCCGTCTGCACACTTCTCTCACCACGGGCGGAATGTTGCTGTCAGCCATCTTCGTCCTCCTCATAAGTATCGGAAAAGATATCGAGAATGCTCCATCTTCTGAGCACATCGTAGGTTCCGTCATGGTTATTGCGAAACGCATAGGCGAAATTTCCTATATTCTTGGTGAAAGACCCCTTGCGTCTCTGCTCTGCCGAGGCGTGTGTCGCGACCTCGCTCATGACATGGGCATATTCCTGTCTGCCCAAACGGATCGGCTCTATTCTACCGTATTTATCCCGTCCAGGCAAGTCGTCTTTTCGCACGCCCCACTTCATACCCTTGACGCCGAAGTGGCAAAGCTCGTCCGGCTTCTGCCCATGCTGCATCTCGACCGACTGCTTTTTATAGGCGATGCGCCCGGAGGCCCACACGCCGTTTCGGAGCTGGCCGATGTCGTAGCCGCGGTCGGCCAGCGCCATATGAACGCCGACCTCGCCGCGTTTGGCGACAAACTGGACGACCCGGCCGGACGGCGAAGGAACGTCGCCGATGTGCTTGTTCATAAGCTCGGCCAGCGCGCGGTTATACTGGTTGATAACGGTCCGGGGAAGACGTTTGCTTCGCTGCGCGGTCAATTCCCGGATGCCGGCCTTTTTCATCTCCTGGACCGCGGGCTTATAGGCTTTCGCGTACATCCGGTTGTAATTTCGGTCTGCCCAGCGCGAATCCTTTCTTTCAAGGCGTTTCCGCCCGGCCTCGGTCAGACTGCCGTCGGCATTCTGAAACCGGCGAACGCCCCACTTCATGCCCAGTATTCCGTAATGGCACAAAACGCCCGGCTGCCACATACGCTCACCTCTCATCTCTGTCATTCAAACGCATCCTTGTTGTTCTTGTACGCTATGAACGCGTCCATCATGGCCGCGACGGGGTCTATCTTCTGCTCATAGCGTTTTTTCAGCAGCTTGCGGTTGCCGTTCGTGTCCTCCAGCGTGATGCAGTTGCCCATGGCAAAGGCCATCAGATCTTCGTCAAACAAAAGCATCCGTTCCTCCGAAAGCTTCTTCAGCTCTCCCAGAGGAACGGATTCCGTTTTTATTCCCTGTATGACCTTTTCTATGCCGAACGGCCCGTTTTCCGCCGCCCATCGCTCCACAAACGCTTTCGCGTTGTAAGGGTCGTAGCCAAAGCATCGGACGTCATAGCCGCAGTTCTGAATGTGCATATCCAGATCTTCATAGACGTCCATCATGTCCAGAATGGCGCCCTCGAAAATCATCAGCGTTCCCTCGGCCATAAACTGGTCGTATTTCGCGCGCATCGCCGGCGGAAGCCTTGTCAGTGTGGTGGAAGAAATATAATTCCGCGTCTTGACGCCGAAGCATCCGTTTCGCAGAGGAAACAGAAACGCGAAGGCGCAGAAGTCGTCCCCCTGCGAAAGATCGCCGCCCATGGCGCAGGGCATCTGCCAGAAATCCCTTTTCGGATGCGGCAGCGTTTCCTCATAACTGAAGAAGTAAGTGTACCCCTCCAGCGGAATGCCGAAGCGCTTGGCCAGAATATCATTCCGGGCCGCGGGCGCCTTTTCGGCTCTCTCCACATCGAGCTGATAGGTCTCATACGTGACCGTTGCGCCAAGATTTGGATTAGCCTTCACCCACATCGCCGGGTCTCCCACCTCGTCGACGGAATCGAGCCGGTAATACCAGATCGAAACGTGTTCGTTGATGTACTCGCCCTTCAGAATGTCCATCAATTCCATTTTGATGGAATCGCCCGCTCCGTTTCGAACCGTGCCCTCCGAGCTTGCCGCCACAATGAGGTAATCGTCCACCTTGGACGCGCCCTGTTCGATCGCGCCGATCGGATCCTCGCGCGTGTCGCCGGAAAGCCATTCGTCGACTGTCGCTATCTTGCATCGAAGCCCCTGGAGCTTATTGATGCTCATGGGACGTATTTCAAGGAGCGAATTGGTAAGGAAGTGCTCGATACCCTTCTTGGTCGACGCCAGCTTTTGCCGCCCCGCCTTGGAACCGGTCGTGTTCTGAAGCGAACCCTCAGTCAAAAAACGGAACAGCGGCCCGCGGGCGCGCGTGATCGCGGTCCGGATCGGCGACATCACTTCCTCCGCCAGCTTCATCGTCGGCGCCGTCGTGATCTGATGGGTCGTCGACACGTCGGTCGTCAGGAAATACGCCTGAATAAAGGCGGCGTAAAGCGACTTTGCCGCGCCTCGGCCCACGATGAGATACTGCTTGTTGATCAGGCGCTTTTTGATCGTTTTCCGAACAAAGTGTCCCCCGTGTCCGTCCGGCAGCGGCTCATACACGCTTCGCTCCACAAAGTAATACCAGCCGAATACGTCCTCGGCCCAGAGCTTGAAGGAGTCAAGCAGCACCACGTCTGAGCCGTCGGTCAGAGTCATCTCCTTCTCGCAGAAGGCGATAAACCCGTTCACCGCTTTGTCGTCATAGTAATAGCGGGGATCGGCGATCAACGCGTCGATGCGGTTCATCTGCATGGAGATCGTCTTACAGACCGGCACCTCGCCCCGCATGACCGCATCCCGGAAGCGCCCGTAATAGATCGGAGTGGCTGTGTTGGACAATGACATAACGCCGCCCCGCTTTCCTTATTTTTTCTTCGCGATCAGCTCGGCGATCTCAAGAGCCGAAAGCCCGGTCGTAACGATGCCGCCGGCTATACCGAGTGTTTTCAAAACCTGGTTCTCCCCGGCCTTAAAGCCCCGGCTGTCGCGCACGATAGTGTAGTTCTTTGAAAAAACACTTTCCATGAGCAGCCTGTCCCGCTCAGCCTTCTGCTCCTCGGTCGGTTTTTCAGAAAAGGCCTCCAGGGCCTTTTTCAGATCCTCCTGCTTGGCGCGGTCAAGCGCGTCCTTTTTGGCGGCTTTCAGCGCGGTGTCTAGATTTGTAAGTACCTTTTTGATAACAGCGGCTTTTGACGGGCCCTTGCTGCGAGTCTCATTTTCTTTGTACGTTCGAAGCGCATTATTATAGTTATTTTCCAGCTGCATGCGGCTCGTTTTGCTGCGAAGCTCCTCGTCGGTCATTTCAGACGCTTTTTTTGCTTTGGCAGGGGCCGTTTTTTCACCCCTGAGACGCTTTCTCCCCGCAGCGGTCAAAGTTCCGTCTCGGTTCTGATAGCGCCTTATCCCCCATTTCATTCCAAGAACACCGTAATGGCAGAGAACGGGGTAATACTGGGTCGTATAATTCATTCAGACCCTCCTTTTAAGTACGACTGTGAAAAATTGACTTCCATTTTGATTTTTTGTATAGTAGGACTATAGAATTACAAGGGGGCGGACATATGGGCCGGGTATCTGTGAAGGAAAACAAGAATCGCTATCAGCTCGCGCGGGAGGCGCTTGCGCTCTCCCGTGAAAAGGGAAGCGAGCTATTGGGCTGCGTCAGCGCCGATCGCATTGAAAAGATAGAAAACGAGCGCTGTCTGCCGCAGCCGGAAGAAGTTCTCATCATGGCAGATAAGTACAGGCAGCCCGATCTGTGCAATTATTACTGCTCTCACCAATGCCCGATCGGACTGGGGCAGGTTCCGGAGATCCATATGAAAGAATTGTCCGGCATTGTCCTTGAAATGCTGGCGTCTCTCAACTCTGTCAATAAAAAGCGCGACCGCCTGATCGAGATCGCCGCCGACGGAAAAATCGACAGCGACGAAATCGGCGACTTCGTTCGTATACAGGAAGAGCTGGAGGGCATCGCCGCCGCAGTGGACGCCCTTCAGCTCTGGTCAAAGAAGATGCTCGCCGACGGCATCATAGACGAACAGGAGTACAACGCCAGAAGAAGCGCCAGATAGCACGCCCGCCGCATTGCCTCTATTTCTCTCCGCTAACGAAAATACAGACTTTTATTGCGCCCTCTGAACCGTTTTTCTGCACCTCGTTCTTTCGTATAATAAAGCCACAAAAAGAAAAAAGGAGGAATTTAAATGACGGTGTCAGAGCGCATACTCAGCATTCGGCTGATCGAGCGGCTGCAGCAAAATCCAGCGCTTGCCGCCCGGCTTGGGATCACATGGGAAAACAAACGGAGACGATCGGATGAGAGGAGGTGCCGCGAATGAGCGAGGATCTGACCTCTCAAGCGGAAATGCCGGAAGAAGAACCCGTCAAAGCGGAAAATTTTAGGGAAGAGACCGAACCCCAAAAGCGGCAATCGGTTAAAGACTGGTTGTGCTCCCACAAATCCCATGCAATTATAGGTGGCGGAGCTTTAACCGCGGTAGGCGGTGTATACGACCTTAAAACTAATGGGATGCAGCCAACCACTCCGCTAATCTCAACCCTGCTTAACGAAGCCGGAAAACCAGCACCGAAAATGACACAGGATCTCTCTGCTCTGGGCGGCAGCAACATGGCCAACGGTTTCAATGTTTTGTGGGAGGATGGAAGAAAAGCAGGCTTTCATATCGTCCTCGGCGGCACTGCTATGGCGCTTGGCGCAGCCGCAATCATGTATGGAGCGTATATTATACGCAAAAGTATAATTGCAAAGCGAGAAGCCAAGCAGAACGCCTATATTGCCGCCTCCGCCGGAAAACAACCCATGGGTATAAAGGAGGAATCAGAGTGACGGCTCACGACGAAGAGAAGCGGCAGAAGCGCCGTGAAAAAGCGAAGAAAGTTCTCAAAATCGCGGGACCTGTTCTGGGTATAGTAACCCTGGTTGCTCTGCAGATCGTTCGCGCCCTCACAAACGGCAGCAGCGAAGAAGAGCCGGAGGCAGGTGCGGGGCCTTCCCTTTTGGACCCGCCGCAGTCGGAGCCGGCGTTCGACGGGCCTAAATATAAGGTCGTATACCATTATTCGAGCGGCGAAAGCTATGAGGACGACGAGCTTTTTGATTCATATGAAAAAGCGAATGCCGCCGGACGTTACGGAATTGCCTGCTACTGGGAAGGCGCCGAAACAATGGAAATGTCAAACCCGGGCGACTATCCGCTTTTTGATTGCGACGAGCCGGACTATGAAATAGTCGAGGCTGAAGAATAAGAATATGCGGGAGGACGCACGCAGCGAAGCCTCCCGCTTTTTTCATTCTTCCCGGATCGCCAGATAGTTCCGCATGATAAAGCCCTCGCGGCCGTCCGAAAGGGTCACCGCGCACCAGTCCTTTGTGGATGCGGAAATATCCACCTCCACCTCGGTAAGCGCGTCCAGCACCTCCACCACCCGGGAGTCCATGGATGCCTCCACCCGGACATTTACCTTCAGAACATTGGTGACGACTCCGACCGCCTTCCTGGCGGCTTCCTGCCCGCCGCACACGTCGCCGACAAAGCCCGCATCGGGTTTCAAATTCGTCACCGGAACACCCACGATCAGCGGCGGCCGGCCGTATTCCTCTGTACCCATTTTGATCCTCCTTATCCTTCGAGATGCTTCCACATCTCCAGCGAACACACACCGTCGACGGTCAGACTGTTCATCTTCTGATAGTCCTTCACATCGTCGGCGGTTTCGCCGTCATACTTTCCGGCAATGGCGTCAAAGTAGAAGCCGTAGGCCCAGAGCTTCTTCTGGAGATACTGGACCTCCGAGCCGGTATCGCCCTTGCGCAGGACCTTGTGCGCCGGGGGCGCGTAATCGAACATGGCCGCGATCGTCCGGCAGTCGCAAAGCGTGCTTTCGATGCCGCAGGCCTTGTGGAATTCGTCCAGCGCCTTCTGCGTTCCGGATCCCCATTCCCCGTCGAATCCCTTGGGATTATAGCCGAGACAATAGAGCATCCCCTGAAGCCAGTAAACGCCGGCCCCGGTATCGCCGTACTGTGCGCTGCGGAGAGCCGCCGACCAGTATGTATTCGGCCCTATAACGCCGTCGACCGTCTGCTGATACCGGTCTTCCTTGTTGTAATAGTTCTGAAGTGCCTTGATCGCGTTTGCGCGGGTCTTCGGCCCGTAAACGCCGTCGCAGCTGGTCATGCCGAGATACTTCTGGAACCGGGCGATATACTCGTTCCCCGCCGCGGCGATCGGCTCGGCGGCATAGGCCGGGGTCAGATAGCACATGATGTACGGATCCTTCACGGAGTACGAACGGCGGCGGCACATATTGCCGCTGTTTCCTTCGATCGTGTAGACATAGCCGCCGGAGCACCCCGTCACGATGCCGATGTGGTCGCGGGTTTTCCACGCATTTGTGAAAACGATAAGGTCGCCGTATTTCGGGGCATAGGCGAGGCCGGACTTTCCGACCTTGTTCAGCGCGTACCAGCTCCAGTAGCGGCGGCCCTGCGAAGCGGCCATATCCGTGACCGTTCCGCAGTTATAATGCGGCCACATTCCGAACAGCATGGTCTTCGCCGCGGCCTTTCCGCAGATCATGGCAAAAAGCCAGGACAAAAACATCATGCACCAGGCGCCGGGATTGCAGCCGCAGTACCGCCCGTACTTGGTGTAGTTCGCGTATCCCGCGTTCGCCGTTTTACTGTCGAGAAAGGCGTTGGACGCTTTCTCGTAATACCCGATCTCCTCGACCGCAAGATTGACAACATCCGATGCTTTGCATGCCATTTTGATTCAGCCTCCCCAAGCAAGTTTTACGAGAACCCCGATGACGGCCGTGGCAACGGCGCCGATGCCCCAGAGTATCCCGTTGAGTTTAACGTTGATCTTCGCGAACATGACGTTATGCGCATTAAGGCCGGTCTCAATGTGAGTCACGCGCTTTTCCAGTGCCGTAAGCCGTTCACATGCCCCCTGCGGGCAGTGCGTATCATTCATCCGCCGCGCCTCCCGTTTTACATTCCGGAAGTCCGGCCAGGCTTGTGAAAATGGAACAAATGCCGGCCAGCAAGGAGGCCGAGCCGACCGCCAGCCAGTTCACTTCGCTCATAAACGCGCTGGTCGCTATGGTCGCCAGAGCCGTCTGGCAAACGGTCTTGAGCGCGCGGATCAGCGCCGCCTTGATCCACAAAATCTGCTTCTCTTTCATTGAATGCCCTCCCAATAATCAGTTAGACGAGTTTTTCAGCTCGTCCAGCGTTTTTCTTATCTGCGCTCTTTCCGTGAGCGTATCCTTCAGCTCTGTCAGCGTGTCCGCGTACCACGAAAGAAAGCGGGCGACAAAATTCACGGCCGTTGCGCCGTCCAGTGCATTCAGAAGTCCCTCAAAAGCTTCCACAAACGCCCGATCGGATTCCGCGAGCTTCTCATCGAGCTTGGCCGACTGGATCCGGAACCGCTCTTCGGCTGTGAATGGAATGAAGCGCAGTATGTCCTCCGTCTCCCAGTATTCCTTCGCCGCGGGGACTGCGGGCGTGTCCACGACCCATGCAACATCTTTGCCGCCGTTGTCATACTCGGCCACCGTTTCATAGTGTCCTTCTTCCTCCACGGCCGGAACCGCCTCATGGAACACGGTGTTTATGGTTTCTTTCACAAGGTGTCCAAGTTCCTTCTCCTCTTCCGTCAGTTCGATCTCATTGTTCTGCCTGTCCAGGATCCGCATAAGCATCAGCCTCCATTTTGATTTTCCGCCTGAACGTTCAGGCGCCACTCCAGTTCTTTGATGACCTCTTTGGTCGCTTCCATCACAGAGCCGATCGTCGGCGGATCAAAGACCAGCTTGACCTTCAGCGCGGTATAGGTCTTCGCAGCCTCCAGATCCGTTCTCTCTCCGAGAAAGTCGCCCCAGACAGCGCTTTCATCTGAAATCGAAAACCCGCCCTTCGGGCCGACGCCAAGCTGGTTGAGAACATTAAAGACGGAATTAATATGCATGATGATGTCCGGGTCAAAGATGGTATAATCCGCCCCCAGCCCGATCAGCTTCTTGACGGAAACAAGAATGCTCTCGTTCATAAGTAACCCCCTTCTTCCATGGGCAGGTATCGTTCGGCGTTCTTTCCGCAAACGCCGGGCGAAGAATGCTTTCGTCGCCGTAGTGAATGGCGCGGTGGGTCCGGTCGGTCGTGCAGATCAGATACTCCGGATTCAGGAGATATTCCGTCGCGTCCCTTATATCCTCGATCCCGATCGGGTTCAGGTGATGTATGAAGATCGCCTCATCCCGTATCGGATGGCCTGAACAGGCGAGATCGCATCCCCCGTCCCGGGCGATGATGTGCCTTCGCATCTGACGCCACTCGGTCGACGTATAAAACTGCTGGTTAAATATCCGGTCGAAGCCGAAGCGGGTCTCGCCTACGGTCCCTTGAAGCGACAGATAGCGAAACCGCTCTTCAAAGCCCGGAAGCCGTATAAGCTCCGAGTAAGTCCTAACCATTGCCCTGGTACTCGGTCATGGAGCGCATCGCCTCGTCGTAAAGCTCCTTGAGATCCTGTGTTGAACGGATCGCTTCGGTCTTGGCAGCGAGAAGCTCCTTTTGCAGCTCCATGACCTCCTGCTCCAGCTTCTCCTTGCTGGAACCGAGCTTCAGAAAATGAATGATCTCCGCCGCTGTAGCGGTGCCGTTTCTCATTCGCTCTTCCACGACATCGACCGCAAGCGCGATCATCTGGTTTTCCCGTCCCTCCGGAGTCAGAGCCGGACGGGACGCACGAGGAGCCGGAGGTTCCGCCGGACTTTTCTTCGTCTTCGCCAACGATGCCGCCCCCTTTTCCGTCTGTTGAATATAAGTTCTTTCGAAATGATCTTGAGAAAGCCCCATGAATTTCGCGCTGTTATGGAGAAAAAACATGGAGGTATGAGCAAACCGTTCGCTGAAAGGAGACAGAAAGGCGATTGCACGACACTACTTTCCATGGGGCTCACTAAAGACCATTTCGAAAAATATCCCCCGGAGCTTTTCCGAGGACCGCCGCGATGCAGGAGGGGGGGTGCGTTTTTATATCCCCCCTATATCCTCACGCATCATCGTCCGCAGGCATCTCGATCTCCTTTTGCACTTTCTTATAGATATTGCGCGGATTATACCGAACGATCTCGTTGATCGCGCGGTCGATCTCCTTCGCATTTTCCTGTTCGGACAGCGCATCCGAAGTTTTCGCAATTCGAGCGAGGTAAGCGCACGAATTGTAGTTGTGATCCATGTCGAACATGTACCAATTGTCAAACTCGTCGAACGGATCGTACGGATTGTCAAACGTGGTCAGCGCCGAAACCAACATGATTCATGCTCACTTCCTTTCATTCCCGAACGTATTTCGTCACCGTCGCGGCCGAAACGCCCATGACCTCCGCTATCTCGGCTATGGTGAAGCCGGACGCGCGCATCGCGTTGAGCCGCGCCTGCTTGGCCGTACTCAGCTCGCTGGACTGCCTCGGCATGGCGCGCTGCTGAACAGCGCCGTCCTCGCAGAAGCGGAATATCTCCGCGGCCCTGGAGTCGGAAACGGCGCCGGCCTGGATGGCCTCCCATTCCCGGTCCGTCAGCTGGATGCGGCGGTTCTTGCCGGACGCCCCCACCTGATGGCGGGCCTCCTCGATGGCGAGCTGGGCGGTCTTGCGATACTGCTTTTTGTCCTTGGCGATCTCGGGATTGGCCTCCAGCAGCGCCTTGATCTTCGTGTTAGCGATGATCTGGGCCTGTCTCTCGCGGGGGGCGTTCGCCTGCGCCACACGCAGCTTCGCGTTCAGACTCTCCACCTCGTCGGCGTAGTCCTTCTTCGCCTGGGCGTCATATTTCTGCCTCGGCGTGGTCAGATACTCCAGGCGCACCCGGTTTGCCAGGGCGGCCATTTTGTTGCCGTAGGCGGCGTATGCCTCCTCCGCCTCGGTCCCGGACGAAAGAATACGCAGATCGTTCACCTCGTTGAGAAGATGAGCCTTCTGCGTATTGGGAACATATTCGCCGCTCTTTGGATCCCAGTGGGTTCCGCCGGTCTCCTTGTACACCATGCGCCCCGTCTCCGGGTCGATCCGGCCGCTGCCTCTTCTTTCGGGCACGTCGATCTCCTGCTTGCGCCGGGACAGCAGCGTGGAAGCGCCCCCGGTCTGGTATTTGCTCTTCAGCTCGGCAATGCCGTTGTCCTTTTCCGACTGCGTGTAGTTCAGCTCGTGCTTCGCCGCGTCGATGACCACCATGCTGTGCTTCACGGCCCGGGCGATCTCGCTGTCGGTCGCGCCCTTGAGCGTCATGTCCGTGATGAGATTGGACACGATGCCCATCTGGTTCTGCGTGTTCTCCTTGGTCATGATCTTAACCTTGTTCGGGTTGCCCGGTGGAATGGAATACTCCGTCTTCGGATCGAAGTCCTTCAGATCCTGCAGCGCCGGCTTCGTGCGGAAGCGCACCCGCTCGTTCACCGGGATCAGCGTCACGGTGTCGCCGTCGAAATCCGCGCCCGACAGGCGCTCGGCCACCTTTTCGTTTATGCCGATCGCGTCCGTGATCTCCCCGAGCGTGCGTCTGGCCGCCGGCACCCGGTTATTCACCGTCAGCGTCGGTATCTCGAATATGCCGCCGTGCGGGTAGCGCACCAGCACCACCTGCGTCCCGTTCGGAAGATCGGGGGCGTACACCTCGCTCTCCCTCATTTCCGTGATCGGCAGGATAACGCGCGTGCGCTGGCCGGGAAACTTCGAAGCCTTCAGATGCACCACGGCCGAATCGCAGCGCCCGGCAAAGTCCTCCAGGCACTTGCGCTTTACCGTCGGATTTGTCAGACTCATGATGTCCTCCAGCTCCGACACATAGTCGCTGTAGGTCAGCTCCAGCTGCCGTTTGACGATCTGCACGGGCTGCTTGGACAGAAACTGCGAGGAAACGGTCCTCGCCTGCGTGTCCCAGTCGCCCTCCTCCTTCAGCTTGTTGATCGCACCCAGCCGCTCCACGCCGTCCTTATCCGTATAGTGATACTGTCCGCCGGCCTTTATGTACGCGCCGAAGGGGTTGTCCGGGTCCGCCTTTGAAACGGGCTTCATCGCCCCGTTCTTTCCCACGCTCCGGCTTTTGTTGGAGTTTACGACCACATCCACGCCGTCCGGCATGTTGTCCGAGTAGATCGCCATCCCCTTCAGATACTTGTTCCCGTCCACCAGAATGCGCACCTGCGCGTAGTGCGAGCTTTGCAGATCCAGATCGGGCACGCCGCGCCGCAGCTCGATCACGCCGTCCTTGGCCAGTCCTCCGTCCTCCCGGAAGCGTATCATCACCCGGTCGGAGGATATGCTCGCCGGCGGCTCGCGCTTGCTGTAGGTAAAGCCGCCGTCCGTGCTGTGAAAATCGCCCAGCGGCCTTATCTCGTCCAGATGCTTGTAGGCGTAGCTCTCGTCTTTCTCCGGGCTGTTCGTGATCAGCTCGATCGTGGTCTGCTTTCCCGGATTCGTCACGTTCTTCACGCCGATGCCGAAGCGGTTCACGCCGTATTCCGCCTCCAGCGTGTAAAGTGCCTGCTTGAAGGTGTCTCTCGAAACGCCCAGCTCGGCTGCGAGCTCCGCGCCCTTGCCGACGTCGATCATCCCCTTCTCGTCCAGCTCCTTTTTCAATATCTGCGCCGTCTCAAGCGCGGCGTTCTTCCGGTCGTTCACGGCGTCGTTGAGCAGCGAGCGCACCGTCGATTCCTTGCTTTTCGTGCCGAACATCGCCAGAGCGATCTCGGAATTGTTCAGTCCGTCCTTCTTCAGCGACCGCGCTCGGTCCACCTGAAGATTCCGCCGATCTATGCCGGCCCGTCTCACGGCCATCCGGAATTCCGTCGTCGTCAGCCCGAATTCCTTTTCCACATTCTCCGGCGTGTCCTTCCATCCCGCCTTTTTCAGCTGCTCCACGCGGCTGAGAAAATCGCCGCTGCGCTGATACGGGTTGTCGCCAGAGCCCCAGGGATATCGCCCGGAGCGCCGCTTGACGCCGTAATGTACCAGAATATCATCCGTGCAAGGGTTCACGATGACCGCCTCCTGTCTCATATCTCTTCGAGCATTTTGTCGTCCCGAACGACCATGTCCATAATGTATTTGATCCGCTCCGGCTCCGGCCGGTGCTCCACTACCTCGTTTCGCTGATAGATCCGAAGCTCCATGGCCGTGTTCGCCGGCGTCAGCCGGTATTCCCGCCCGTATTCCAGAAAGAAATACGCCGCGTAGATCTCCAGCTGCTCCATGTGCCCGGGGATCAGCCCCGTCTTCAGATCGGATATGCGCAGGATCTTTTTCTTCTCGTCGCAGCCGATCGTATCGGCCGTGCCGAACGCCCGCGGGGAATACACCAGCTTCTGCTCCGGCGTCATCCGATAAGCGATCGCGTCGTTGACATAGGAATATAAGGTCGGAAATATCTCGTCCAGATCAAACGCCTCCGCCGGAACGCCCGCCTTCAGCAGCGGCAGCAGAAATTTGTTCCGGTCGGTCTTGAGCAGCTTTACGCGATAAAGAATATGATCGGCGCACTGCGCGTGCAGCACTGTCCCGATCGTCTGTGAAAACGAGCGCAGATACCGCTGCCGCAGCTCCTCGCTGTCGTCGTTCAGCCAGTGATAGCTGCTCGCTCCCAGAAAGGCATGCTCAGTCTTCAGCTCGAAATGCCTGTTGAAGATCACGTAGTATCTCCTCCTTGTTCTCCGGGTAGATGAACGCCGCGTAGCTCATCTCGTTCATCCGCGCCACGTAATAGTCCTGGTTCGGACGGTGGGCGGCGTTCTTTGTCTTCTTCCCCTCCAGCGCAGCCCAGTGCCGCCCGTGCAGCACGATCAGATCGGGAACGCCCTGAAGCTGATTCGGATTCGTGTGAAATATAAGGCAGCCCGGAAAGCGCTCCTTCAGCTCCCGGCACAGCCCGGTCTTGAACCGGTTCTCCAGCATCCCGGCCGCCTCCTTTGCAAAATAAAAAAAGAGAGAAACACAGATAACTGTCTGCATTCCTCTCCTCATAAAAGAGCCTGTTTTTTTCGCGAGGGCACGCCGGCCGAAAAATGTCTCTGCCCGTTTGGCCAGAAATTTTTGCCGTTTATTATATACTCTATGTTTTTTTTCCGCACTAATTGAAAAAAAAAGTGGGAAAGTGGGCAGAAAACCCGCAAACCCTTGCGCCCCAACGGTTTCCGCCTGCCCACTTTTTGAAAAAATCTGGCCGAAAGCCCACTTTTTCTGGCCGCGCAGCCGCTTTCCGTCCGCCGGAAACATCCCTTTGCCCGAAAAAAGTGGGCGCCGTCCGTTTTTTCCGCGCCGAAACGGCCGAAATTTCGAAAAAAGAAAAGAGCCTGAAATTCAAGCTCTTTTCTTCGGAAATATCACTCCTCCGCTGCTGGTACCTCCGCCATTTCTTCCGCCGCCTCCGTTTGAAAAACCGGAAGCTCCTCCGGCGTTTCCGCCTCGTAAACCGTTCCGTCCCCGACGTAGTCCTGCGAGCGCTTTACGCCCAGGGCCACCATCAGGATCGTTCCCGCAACGCCTCCGCCGATGAGGATCTTCTTTTTGTTCTTCTTCCAGAATGCCTTGATCTTTTCCATGATAAAAATACCTCCTGAAAATTTTGTGATCTCTTCCATAATACAGTTCGTAATTTTTGCGAAAAAAAAGAGCCTATATTAAGGCTCAATTCTAAATCCAATTTGAGGTTTCTTTGCTTTTCGTTTTGCGTCAACTGCGTCATAAATTTTGGGTTCTAGACAGGCCCTATATAAAATGCGTACCGTAGCCATTATTCCAAATACCAGCATTTCTTTACCCATCTGGCCCGTCCATCTGCCTATCTTTCCAGCGTAGTCCTTGCTTTTCATTGCAATACACCTCCATGAAAGAGGCTGTATATTCAATACAGCAGGGGCCCAAAAAACTTCATCTTAAAGGAGGACTCTGAGCATGAGCGAACGTTTTTCCGACGTCGACTGGTACTGCGACCGCTGCAACGCCTATCTCAACGAGCAGCCCGGCTTTGACGACCGCCATTATGTCTGGAAGTACACCGAGTGCGGGCATAAAAACAGCATTTCCTCCGACTCGATCTATGACTCCGAGGAAGAATTCCGCAATCCGTAAGCAAACGGCGAATCAAAACCACCGGTTGAACCGGTGGTTTGATCAGGCCCTATAAGGGCCACTCT